GCTAACTTTATAGACAGATGCAGGGTCGAATTTATGAAATCAACAGGAGATTCTGTTGTGTATGGAGCATCTGGTTCAGGTGCTGGAAAGAATATGTTTTCAAATGGAGTAACAGACTTTGCTATGTCAGATGTTCCTTACTCTGGGACAGAAGTAAAGCCATCAAAAGAGTTTACATATGTTCCATTAGTAGCAGGGCCAATTGGAATTATCTACAAACTTGATGGATATAAAGTTACTATAAAGATGAGTAAAGATACTCTTGCTAAAGTTTTTGCGGGACAAATAACAATGTGGAACGACCCACAGATATTAAAAGAAAACCTTATATCAGGAAAACTACCTAAGATACCAGCAACAAAGATTAGAGTTGTATACCGTGTTGATGGTTCTGGAACTTCAGAAGTTTTTACTTCATATTTAAATGCTGTGGCTCCAACAATTTGGACAAAGCCAGGAAATAAAAACTTTTCAAGTGCATTTCCTGGAGACATATCTAAGCAGTATATGAACAGTGCTTCTGGATCACATGGAATTGCAATGGTACAGAGCACTACAAATGGCTCTATTGGATATAATGAGATATCATATGCAAGAGGACTAAAGACAGTGTCTGTTGAGAATGAGGCTAGAAGGTTTATACAACCAACAGTTAGCGCAGCCTCTGTATTTCTTGGAGATTTTATTCCAGATAAAAGTGGTGTAGTTAAGATAAACTATAAGAACCCAAACAAACTATCTTATAACATATCTACATTTACCTATGGTGTAGCATACAAAGAAAAGAACTCAAAGAATGATTCAGTTAAAAAGTTCTTTAACTTCATGCTTGATACCTGTGGAAAGAAGGCTGAAGATCTTGGCTACTCGCCAATCAGAAGTTCTATGCTTAAATTCTCAAAGGCGAGAGTAGCAGAAATAAGTTCAAAGTAGCAGTATAATAGAAGTGTCCCACACAGGACCTTAGTGATGGATTAGTTACCCATTGGATAGAGACCGTGGCGCAAGTCAGGTGAATTGCCTGTGTGGGACCTAACATTTGGCGGTATAATAATATCAATGACTGACAAAGAGTTAGACACCTATAATAAGCAGCAGTATAAGAAGATGCTTGCTAAGATAAAAGAAGATTCTGGCTGTGTAGACTGTGGTGTTGGTAACCATATAATCCTAGACTTTGATCACATAAGAGATAAGAAGTACAATGTGTCAAGGATGATCCATGATGGTTTTTCATGGAAGGCTATCAAGAAAGAAATAGAAAAGTGTGAAGTGGTTTGTGCCAACTGCCACAGGATCAGGACTTACAACAGGCTTAACGGTATGATATAATTATAGTATGACAAACTGCCCAAAATGCTCTTCTTCAGCAATCGATTCAGAAGTTGCTATGGCTATGTACGACTCATCAATTGGTAAGGCATACGAAGACTGTGGTTGTCCAACTTGTAAAGAACTAAACGTAACCTGTGAAGAGTGTCCAGATTGCCAGGCTGAAACAGTTGCTAAGCAAGCACCTTGCTGGGATGGCTATGTACAAAGAGGCATGAAGCCAGGTGCAGACGGAAAGCCAGTACCTAACTGTATTCCAGTCGCTAAGTCAGATAGTTGGATTGATTCTCCATTTAGGATGGTAAAGTAATGCCAAAGAAAAAAGCAGCAGCGTTTAATCCTATTCAGATTAAAGATGGATGGATTGTTAGATTATATAAAGATGGTCGTATTAAGTCCAAGATCGCACCTTACGAAGTAAAGCACAAGGCAAAGTAAATGAAATATAACAAAGTTTATTTTTTACACATACCAAAAACTGGTGGTAGATTCTTAACAAAGTATATTATCAGACCTATGGAAGATACTCTTGCTAAACACGGTATTGAGTATCTTAGAATGCCAGAAGACATGAGACAGCACGGTGGATGGCCATTCTTTATAGATGATGAAACATATGTTATCTCACTTTTTAGAGAGCCTTCTGAGTTTTTTGTTAGCACTGTATGTCATGCTGCTGCAGGTAGAGCAGACTTAATAGACAAAGAAAATTGGCATGTTATAAGAGGAGAAAACCTCAATGTTGAAAAAGAAGAATTGTTTGATAAGTTATCTTACTGGAACTACATGAAAGATTTTCAAGCGCATAATTTTGCTTTAAGTCCAGACCCAGCAGCAATGTCTGTTATTAAGGAAGCACAATTTTTCCATGATGAGCAAAAGGAATATGACGAAGAGTTAATATATGATAGAATTAATAGAACGAATTTGTTTATTAGAACTGATGAATTAAAAAATATGGATTACACATTGCTGGTTAAAAAAATATCAGAAGACTTAGGCGTAGAACTAGATGTTGATTTATCACAAATTGACAAAACATATTTTAAGAATGATGCTTCAAAAAGACTGTTCGATTCTTTAACTCAAAGCGAAAAAGATTTAATTCTTGAAAATTTTACACTAGATAAAAAGATATACGAAGACGATTCTTTATTCTGGAATCCTGCTAGATAAATAAATAGTTTTTCATACAAAATTTAGGAGGGTGTGGTGTTGCAACATAAAGCATATATGTTTCCCGACACACATACTCTAACCACACCCTTACTACTATTATAGCATCCCTGGTAGGATTCGAACCTACGACCTACACCTTAGAAGGGTGTCACTCTTCCACTGAGTTACAGAGATCTAGTACACCAGGTAGGACTTGAACCTACGAATAGCCGAATTATGAGTTCGGTGCCTTAACCAACTTGGCTACTGGTGCTAGTCCTTATTTAATTAGTAATCCAAAGAATGTTCCAAGCAGAAAACATAAAATTCCAATAGTAGTATAATAATATGTTTTCATATGTTGTTTAATAATGTAACGCTTTAGTTCTTTTGATATTTTGTTTAACTCATCATGATCTACCATGACTATCTCCAGTTCTAGTTAGGCACTGACTTCAATGCTCCAAGAATAATTGCTTCTCTGATTCTTTTTTGTTTACGCTCAAACTTTGAAAGGTATGGCTTAGCCTGTGTTCTTTTCTTGTTCTTAACTGCTCTCTTAATTTTATGCTGAGAGGCTTTGTTGTTGGACTTTCTCATTTTGCACCCTGATTTTCTGCTACGCTGTCACATGGACAGATAATTGACTCTGGTAGTTCGTGAACCTTGGTTACAATAGTAATCATAGTCTCACATTCAACGCACTTATAAATTTTCTTAACTCTTTGGCTCATGATCTAATCATATCATATTGGGATGTCTGTGTCAAGACTTATCTCCGTCCCATGTTCCGATCTTGGTAGTAGGTATTCCATAATTTTCCCACAACCTAATTACATTAGGGTTATCGTCTACTGCATGAACGACGCTCCAATGTTTCTTAATCTTAAGTAAGATATCTTTTTTAACTTCATAGTCTGGTCTGTTATCATCATCACCACGCATGTATAGTGCATGATGTCCAATGTCATTTTTAGCAAGCCAATATGATGTTAGTCCACGCCAAGTTTCTTTTCTTGATGTGACAATAATGACGTGCATCTGATCAAAGAAAGCATTGTTTAACATTTCTACTACCTCTATATTTGGCAGGGCATCTACAGAAGCCTCATGAAAAGCCTCATAGTCCCTATTAGAGCCACGAACATAGTGAAGGTAAGGATCTACATTGGCTAGAGTTCCGTCTACGTCAAAGATGTATGCAAGAGGTTTCATTGGTGTTCTTTCATGTGATTAGATAGAGATTCATTAGCCATAATGCCCCATCGAAGGTTCCATTCTTTTTTGCAGACGGGACAAACAAGTATCCTACTCATCTTTATCCCAGTAGGCTTTACCAAACTCGTCATAGTCATCCCATCCAGCACCATCTAGATCATCCTTTAGTCCTTGAATATCAAGTTCATAATATGTGCCCCACCACCTGTAAGGTTTGTTAAGCACTACCCACATTTTACCGTGGTACTTATAACGCCAACCTAGATTGCCATCTTCATCTAGAATTATAGCCTTGAACAAATGATTGCCAGCAAATCCACCACATATATTCCCTATAACTCTTAGAGGCCAGACCCTAGTCTTTTCTATCTTTGTTGTGTGTCTCACTTATTACTCAAAGTCCATTTGTTTTTCAAAAATACTGGCCATATAATTTGCTTTTCCTCTTGCAACATGTGCAGCAGCAAGACGCATGCCTAATGCATTTGTTACAGATGGTTCAATAGGAAGGGCTTCAATCTCTCTTGCTATCTCTTCTCTTAATGCCATTTCATCTATACTCATCTTTATTCTCCTAAAATTAGTCTTGATCTACTTTGTATGTCATTATAAAGTAACACAGTAAATACGCTGCAATAGCAGTTGGTATTAAAAATAAAGCGTTAATCATCATTTGTTTTCCTTCCATATCAATTGTGTAAAACTTTTCCAAGACAACTGTTCTTTTTCTAAGTCTTTCCAGTGTCTGTAAGATCTAATATAAACAATAGAGTATGCAATTGCAGCAAAGATAAAGCCATACTGCTTAGTTACTAAGGCATAGTAGATCCACATAGCCTCATTAAATGTAGCCCAGATCCATGCCCAAATTTGTTTTCTTCCAACAAAATAGATTGCTGCAACCCCACTGAGAGCAAGCACCCATGAGGCATAGTCATTAATCCATTGTTCCATATATCAAGTATACCTTAAAGTTAGGGTTTAGTCAACTTGCTTTTGTTTCCACTTGGTTTTTACCCAAGTGCCTATTTTATTAATGTTAACCTTTTCTCTAAGCACTTCTGCAAAGTCTGTGCTTATCTCAGATCCAAGGTACTCTTCCCCTGTTTCTAAATCAATTAATTTCCATTTTCCAGGGGCCTTAGTATGAATAACTAGATCAACTGGCTTATTAAAAGAGTCAACCTCAGATCCATCTTTAAGGATTCTTTTGTCCATTATGAAACATGGCTCACAGACAAATGAGTTAGACATACATCTGCAACTATGTAGTCAGCGTGATCTACTACAACATCGTAATGAGTTGCATCTTTTTCGCAGAAAAAACACTTAGATTTATTCATATACCGATTATATCATGTTTAAGTTTGTTCATCATCAGTGTTTATCTTGTCTTTGGGTACCCATACCTTTTTTCCATCTTTCCATACGGGCCAATATCCAAGGCTACGCCAGTCCATTTGGGCTATCTTAGGCTCTTTCATCACTCTCCCATATAACTAAACACTTTGTACATTGTATACCAGGCTCCCTCATATACCAAGTATGATCACATTTTGGAGTATATCCCTTGCCCATACCTTTACGCTTTAATTGCTGTCTAAACTTTCCATTTGGGTCATGGATATGACAGTATTGTTTAGGATGTGCTACATTTGCAAAGCAGGTCTTACCATCATTTTTAGTAGCATAACATTTTTTCATTGGCGATGTCTTTTCTTATTGCCATACTTAGACTTAACTTGAGCCTTAGCCTTATCAACAATATACTTGGTAACACACCAGATATGACCATCTGACATGGTTTGGTGGGTATCCCAAAAAGCATCATTATCCTTAGATATAGTGCAGCAATTAGTATCCACCTAAGCACTCATTTCTTGTATGGTATAGTCTAATTTTTGTCATGGTCTTTCGGTTTGGAGCATTAAGGGGTTCTCCACAACAACCACACTCCATATCCCATTCCCCAGAAAAGAAATCATATCGTAATCCTTTTGTTCTGTTGTATTTATCTATTCTGAATTGAGTAAACGGGTCAGGTATTTCCATGTTTATCATACCTTAATTATAGCGATTTTGACAGGGTATGTCAAGTATAATAGATACATGACCCTACTATATATACTATATAGCCCAATACATAAGGCTATTAAGATAGGCATATCTGATGTGTCTGGTAGAAGGTTTGCAAGCCACAGGCAGAAGGGCTGGGTCCTAATTAAGTATTGGTGGTTTTCCGAACGGGATCAAGCAAGAGCAGTAGAATCTCTAGTATTAGACACACTAAGGACTAAGTACGGACATTTCCTAGATAAGGCAGATATGCCTCAAGGTGGGTATACGGAGACGTTCGATGCGTCAAAAATTACGAGACGAGGTTTGGTCCGCATGGTCAATAATGCTATAGGTAAGTCTTTAGAGTTCGGCGCAAAATAGAAGTAGTAAACCTACATATGCCCTAAAGGGCACTATTGGTTATTATCCTGGGCATGGCCATTAAACTTGGTAGTCTCATCACCATAAATAAATGCTGTTATAGAATATCTATTACCAGAGGTAACAGTCTTAACTTCATGGTTAAACTTAGCATTATGAATAACTGCACTTCTAGGCTTTGGATAGATATCTAGTTCAATATCTGGGTAGGATAACTCACCACCTGTAAACTTGTCATTTAGATATATCGCAACCCCAAAGACTATACTCTTTGATTCTACTGGAGTTTCTATGGGGGTTACAGTGTCTGGAAGTATTGGAGGCTTTCCAGCATCTACGTGAGGCCACATAAACTCACCTGTTGTTAGTCTTCTTAGGCGATTAACAGTAGAGAAAGAATCCACGTTTTCAAAAAAAGTACCTAGCCTAGCAAGCAGTTTATCTCTTAGACTAAACTCTTCATTTGTCATTGGCTTAGTTATGTTTCCTGGGTGAGACTCTTCCCATCCATCATCTGTGCATGAAGATAGAAATAGTTCTTGCTCTTCATCATTTAGGAAATCTTCTATTTCATATATGCCATCTGCGTGTTGGATTACATTCATTTTACTTCTCCAATAAGTGGATGTCCGTTGAAGATATCATATCTATAGGCTTCTTGGTTTACTGATTCTGGATCGATCCACCAGTCTTCACTAAGGGTTTGCCCAATTAGTTTGTATCCTAGGCTGCTTAAGATTTCTCTTTGAGCATCTCTCATGGAGGCTCTCTTGTAGTTTTGAGACAGGTCATGCTCAATGATTATGACCGAAAATCTATACTGTAGCATAGGCAGGGCTAGGAGGGCTAATAGACAGTTTCCTTTGTCATGTCCATCAATATCAATCTGCAAGAAGTCAATAGTCTTTGGGAAGTTATTGTCTCTAAAATAAGACAGGTAGTCAAAGGTTAAAGCATCAGCGTTAGTGCACTTGTTAGTACGGTCAGAGGAGTTATATCTTTGAGCCAGACCTTCATCAATTTCTAAGGCAAGCCCCTTCCATCCAAACTCAGATTCTAGTAAATAGGTGTTACTTTCGATATATGGGTCTGCTGAGCCTAACTCTACATAGAAACCATTCTTCTTCTCCTGGGTCATAGATATGGCAAACGACTCTTGGAATGAAGAACTCTTGCTATTTTTATAATTGATCATATCGTCCAGTATAGCATAAAATTCGGGGAATAAAAAGATGTCATCATAATCCCCAATAGCATGATAGAATACCTATATGAAACCAGAACTATGTAACGCAAGCCCTAAAGGAATAGGTCATGCTGGTGAGTATGGCAAGATAGGCTTTTCCCCATGTGGCGAATATGTCTCCCATGAGAGTAATAAACCCTGCAACCCTCTACCTGTTAATGAAGGTTTGATAGATAAGGATAACTGCCACTGTGAGGAAGCCTTATGCCCATGTGGGGAGTTCTTATCCCATAGGGTGTCTGATCCTTGTACCGCAAAAATATAGTTATCCACAGGTTTAGTTCTTAGGTTTGGTAAAGATATGACCATATGTCTCACGAGGAGCCTTTGGAACACTCGAAGTCCCTGTAGTAGGCTTTTCTTTATCTGGCATGTTCCAAAGAATAGCAATTATGATAGGAATGATAAAGCCTTGCCAGTTGTTAATAAAGAAAGCAAGGATGCCAGCACCGAATAAAACAAAGATCGTTACCCATATTGGTGATGTGAGAAGTAAGAATATAAAGGCTGCAAATTTAGTCATATTCTAAGTATATTACGGATGTGTCTGCCTGTCAAGTATAGTTATCCACAGGCTAATAGGCTAAAAATATCATAGTTATCCACAAGTTATCCACAGATTAATCTTACTGATTATATTATTAGACAGTCTAGAAGTGGAGTAAAGTGGAGGATAGTGGAGTATAGGGCCCTTTTATAGATGGCGTCGTAATCTTCTGGGCGACAAACCCCAAACCTCAAAACCTTATGTCGGGGATTGTATCACAAACCTTCATATCTGTCAAACCATCATATGCAGGGTTTGGGCATTATATCCTAGTTTTTAAGGTTTGTCAAGCCCATTTGCTGCATAAAAAAATCTCCCAAAACCAGGGAGAAATTGTCGATAATCGTAATCTTATTTTGAAAAACCTTTATCAAATATTTAAGAAACCAGGATAAAAGGTTTGTTATTTACCATAGGGTTAATTGGGTATACTTTGACTCCCCCGATTTTTGCGACGGCATAGGATAAGGGGCATGATTAACAGCATTATCAATGATTTCCGCAGGGGATCTAAAGAAAGGAAAGAAAGCCTTAAGAGTAACAATAGAATACAACATACCCGTTATAGAACCTACTGCTTCATTAAAGATAGCAGAGTCAGAAAGAGAATCATGTCTATGGGACTTGTTCTCATACATCTTTGCAAAGTGATGTGGCATGGTTTAATTATAACATGGTTTGACAATATAAGGTTTGTATGGTATAAGGTTTGGCCAAACCAGGATATGCTAGGTTTGGGGAAAAGAATTGGCCCATCGTAATATGCTAGGTTTGGGGAAAAATTTTTGATCGTTCGTAATCATCTTTTGAAAATGTGGTTTGCATGGTTTGACATATGAGAAAATATAGGGCGCCCCCGCAGGGGCCAGATTACTCGATTGTGTTTTTCTTTTGGTGTGCGAGTTCTAGAACTGAATCTAAATTAATTCTGGGTAGCAACTCCACTTCTTGTTCTGTAATCTCAAGAAGTTTAAACAACATCTCGATAGTCTCATCAACATAGTCCTCGCCCAGTTGTGTTAGTGCTGGCACCAAACCTTCTGCCACTACATAGGACAATGGCAAACCAATGTCGTTGTATTCCATAAAGAGCGAGAAGTTCTCGTCCTCACGATAGTCAATCCATAGTTGACCTAGTAGTCCTGTCTTATCTGCGTAGTCCATTTGCGGGTCCTTTCATCTCTAACATAAGTTTATCATACTCTTCCATAGATGTCAAACTCAAAACCTCTAGTCTGTGGTAGTTAATCAGGGGTAGGTTTCTTACTATGTAAAATCCTACTCTTTCTAAATCTACCGCAAAATCTTGGGTAAGGAGTTTGCCTAACTGCTCTGCCATACGAGTTTCTTTATTATGCGTTGCCGTTCGTCTAACTGAATAAGTCATAGGTATCTCCTTCTATCCATTGTACCAAAAAGTAGGGGGAAGGGCAAGCCCCACGCCAGCCCCTCCCACCTTATTAATCTAGGGGACCCACTCCCTAGATCTGCTCAGCCAAAACGGGCAGGTATGCTACCATAAATTTATCCCAGTCAACCACTACAGTGGAGCCCACATGATTGATAGTTTCTTTAGCAATATCGATGACGACGGTGGTCTCACCTAAATCAAAGTTGCTGCCTGTGATTGCATAGATACCAAACCCCGTTTCCTCTAGGATTGAATCTTGCATAAGATAACTAATCATCATACGGGTAAAGTAGGAGTAGTCTTTCCACCTAGGCTTTGAATGCTGCAGGGCCATTGCTAGGTCCCGTTGCCATTCAGTCTCACCCCAGTGGCTATATAGAACTACGTGTGCTTCATCCTCGACGTCTTTAAATACAAAGTTAATACGTGCTCCCATTAGTCTTGCTCCTTAAAAGATACAATTGATAGTTGGCTTAGAATTTCGTTGCAGAGGTCCTCTTCATTATCTGATTCAGCCTCGTATCTAAATGTCATGTAATCACCTGTTGGTTCAAAGATGATTTCTACTTTATATTCGTTCATTTGTTTGCTCCGATTCCTGTTGAGTCGCAATAGTCTTTCCAAGTATTAGTAATGATTACACCTTCTTCAGGTGTTTCACATTCTACGCAGCAGCCAAGGCTTATGTACCCAGCATTTTTAAGAAACCATAGGTTATCTTCTTCGTGTCTATCTCCGTATTGGATTAAGCACCGTGGGCAGGTGTATGTTTCTTTCATTGGTTCAATCCTTCGCATTGTGGGTCGTGGGGTAGTTCTTCATCAAGTATATCACCACAGAAATCACATGTCAAGTCAGGCTCTCCGACCATGACCTGTATGTCTGTATCAGGTGGGCACGGTACCTCAGTGATGAAGTATCCTAATCTATTTACAAATCCCCAGCCATTCCAGACATAGGTACCACCGTCATCACCCTGACCATACATCCAGATATTGGCAGGGGATTGAGACTTAACAAACTCTACCTCATCACCATAGGTCTCAAACATAACACCACCGTCTCCATTGTCAAAGGAGGCATTACTGTCTATATGGTTAATGATTGGCTTGTATGTGTCACACCACTCGTCAAAGTCCATTTCGATAAAGTTATTCATTGTTCTTAATCCTGTCACTGATAGCAAAGGCCAGTTGGTATGTAAGGGCATAGACTTCTACAAGAGCGTCCATACGACCTTCAGCCCTTGTTCTGTCCATAGATAGCATTGCGTCAGAGTAGCCACCCTCACGCTCTTCTTGTTCGATTTCAAGGTATTCTTTCTCAGCCTCGTAAATAAGGTTTTTAAGTTCCCCGTGTAGGATGTCAGTTCCTGACTCTCCCATATCAATCAGTTTCTGCAGTCTTGGTTCTAGTTGTGTGTTCATCATAGTTATATTCTACCCTCTGCCACTGACAAAAGATGTTTAGTAGCATAGATTTGTCCCTCAATGTCTACCACATGGATAGAGGCAGGGTTTTCTTCAAGGTCTTGTTCAAGACTAATCAGATGTAGTTTGATGTATTCGATAAATGTGTTTAGGTCCATATATTAATTATACGGGTTGGAGTCAATTTTTACAACTGTACGGGGTGTGACCTTGCTCACATCTGTAAGGATAGGGGCATTGCCATCTGATTCTGATATTAGGATAACTATTCCATACCCTCCGCAAATACAGGCAGGATCAAGAACCTTATCAGCACAAGCAGTGATTTGAATCAGGGCATCACAATCAGTACATAGATAATCATACTTAGTCCACATTAGTCAAAGTACCCTTCTGCCCATAGTCCATTAAGAAAGTCTGAGGCGTTGGATAGGTATCTAGCAATAGCAGGGTTCTCGTCCTGGTTTATCATCAATAGGGCAGAGTCAATGCCATAGGTCATATCATTTAGATCTTGTAGTTCATAGCCTAGCATTACCCTACCTCTATCCCAGCATAAAATGCTATAGTATTTAGTGTAGTATGGATATGGCAGTCACAAGCATCTCCACCCATATTTTCTTCAAACTCTAGGTGAGAGTAGTTGCTTTCGTATATTTCATTTATGAGGTCGTCTATAGTATTCATGGTTTGGGTCATAGATTAATTCTAGCAGGTTTCGGGAAAAAAATCAACTCTTCGTAATTAAATTCCAGGAAAAATATCACTCTATCGTAATTAAGTTTTGACAAAAATCTCATGTGATATAGATCACAGGGGGCGCCCCATTTTTTCTTGCGATCCGTACGGGACTTGAACCCGTGACCTCTACCGTGACAGGGTAGCGAACTAACCAACTATTCTAACGGACCATGTGAGCAGTTTTTGCATCCACTTGCTCAGGTGGCATTTATTTATTTTTTTATTTATGCGTTAGTTAATTCACGCACAATTTTTAGTAAGCGATTTTTTTCTGCATTGATAGCAGGGTCAAAACCACTTGCAGATGCAAGGATTGATTCGTTAGAACCACCACGAGCAGAACGGTGCCAATCTAAACGCTCAGTAAGTGCATTGAAAGCACCCCACGCATTACCAGCAATCATTCCGTTAAACTCGCCTGTGTAGATGTCATTGATAACATCAACCTTGTTTTCCCACTTCTTGAAAGCACCCTTAGAATCCTTTTCAGGCTTTGGGTATGCAGCAAGAATGATGTCGTTAAACATCTTAGCAGAAACTTCTTGTTGAATCATAGCGTTAGCCATGAGGTCAAAAGAATCCATGTACTTATGAGCAAGCCCAAGAGTTTCACGAGCAACGGCAACCTTACCAGATGCTGTCTGTGTGTGGCGAATCTTGAAAGATTGCTTGACACCATTCTTCTTGCGTGTAGTATTTAGTGCAAGGTTAAGAGTGTTAGCACATACAACACGAACAGGTGTAATAGATGCTTGAATAGCGATTGAGCCGTCATGTGATGTGTTGATAAGTAAATAAGTCTTTACCTTATCTGCAACACCGTTAGGGTCTAGAATTGTTTCACGCTCTAGTGCCAATGCACCGAACACGACACGTCCACCCTTGATTGAGCCAGCCGTTTCCCAACGACCACCACCGTCTAGAATGTTATCACCGAATGAGAATAAATCTTCATTCTGCATTACATGGTAACGCTCACCAACGACACCAAGAATGTCGGTCTGTGTGTTATCTGTAGGGTTAGTACGCAAAACGTACTGATAGTTTTTATCACTTGTCAAATGTGATGGGGTTTCCAAATCCTCAAGACGAACATTCCAATTAGAAAGGTTAGCAAGGTCTAACATTTCTTTTGTGGTCTTTTCTTCTGTGAATACGGTACCCAATCCATGCCAAGCAGGTTCACGGAAAGATGCAAAAGATGCCTTACCGTTTTGTGTTTCTAGGTCATGTGCCATGAGTTTTCTCCTTTTTGTTGTTGAGATTTAAGTATAACAGGACGGACTGACAAATGCAAATCGGGATAGTTAATCATGGACAAATCGGACATTTTGTAAAAGATCACCCCTAAGCATCGGCGTGTCGACTTGACAGGGGGCGCCCCAAAATTTTGAGGGAAGAGAGGAGCAGTTTTAAAACATGCTCAGGTTTATTAGTAGCCCCCTACTAAATTTCTATACGGTCAACACTGGATGATAAGTAAGTTACTTCTTCACCATATGAGACTGAATCAAAATCAATATCATGAATTGCATTTTGTGCAGATTCTTCATCACGAGCATTAACTGTAATTGAATATTGAACTGTAACTTCTAGTTCAAATTCTTTTGACAATTCGAATCCGCAAATGTCTGCAATTTCTTGTGCAGTAGACTCATCGATTGTTCCGTGCTCCATTGCTTCCAAGGTCCACTCTTGCATTTCGTTTTGCATACGTGAACGCTCTGCAGCCTCGCCATATGAACGTTGGGTTACCTTTTGAATGTGCTCTTCAAGTTGCTGAATGCGTTCTTTGTTTTGCACAAGAGTGGTTTCTAAAAACTCTCGTGTCATGTAGTGATTGTCGATTACTGGCTGGTCCATGGGGGCCTCTTTCTGTTAGTTGGTTTACATTAATTGTACTGGGTGCCACTGACAATTGTCAAGGGCCCTTGCGGGGAGCAGTTTTGATACATACTCAGGTAGTTACACTTCTTGCAGTTGGTGTGAACTGGCTCTATAGTATTTCTATGATCGCCCTAATTAGCCTGGCGAACCATACACCCAGGGAACCTACGGAGCACAGGGTATAAGGTGAGCAGTTTAGCGACATACTCAGGTCGTTTCCACTCTATTTATTTATACACGCATTTCTGTGGTCGTGTTGATTTATTTAGAGATAACGAGCAACGGCATTGTAAGTGCTGGTGCTAACTACTTCCTCGTCCGTCATCTTTAGGATACGGATTGCGTTTGATAGTTCCTCTTTCATCTCATTGTATGAGTGTCGGTGTAGAACTTCGTAGTCCTTCTCAGGCTCTTTAGGCAAATCCTTATCTGAAACTGTTAGGTCGAAGTCAATGTTTAATTGGTTATTCCAATTACGATAGTTGGTGCGTAGGTTTTCTGCCTTCTTGATGTTTGCTACGGCATAGTCAAAAAGTTCCTTTTTCCACTTATCGTATTGCTTCTGATACTTTGCCTCGTTTGCTTCTTGATTAGTCCAATCAAGTTCTAACTTTGCTAGACGAGTTTCTAGTGCCTTGATTACCTTTGGTGTTGCTATCTTTACTGAGATTGCTTTTTGTCGTGCCATTGGGTCTGTTCCTTTTCTGTTAGTTGGGGGGTGGTTGAGCAGTTTTTATTCATACTCAGGAATTAGTAATTAGATTACTTAGCCGTCCAAGTTGTGTAACGAACTGAACCATTTACATCTAACTTAACACGAACTGATTGTCCGTTTGGGTTAGGTGTGATTTCTGTGATTGTTCCTGTTACCTTTGACTTCTGTGTTGTGTAGAGGTCTCCGACTTTGTATGTTGCTGTTGCTACTGACATTGTATTTCCTTTTCTGTTAGAGGGTTGTTTTCGTTATACCTAAGTATAACATTTTGCCTGTAAAAATGTCAAATCGAAATCTGACATTTCTCACATTTTGAGATTACTTAGATGTCTTGACCATAGCCAGACGGCGTGAGCCATTTGCTAGGACGAGTGAAACTCTAGTAACCTTATTAGACATTGGCTCGAAACCTGCGATACGACCTGTAACGCCTGTTTTGCTTGTTGTGAACAAGTCACCAATTTGGTATGTGTATCCGTGTAGTGTCATTTGGGTCTTGCCTTTCGTTGTGGGGGTTAATTGCTTATAGTATAATTTTAGCAGAAAAATGTCATAAATACAAATCTTAGTGACATTTTTTAGTGTGTCCTTAATCACATTTTTTATGCGTGTCGTGACTTGACAAATGACTGGTCAGGGGGCGCCCTGCATTTTTGGCAGGGGATTTATTTAAATACCAGAACTACCACTAATAGACAATAAAACTATTAACATCATTAGTAAATAGAACCAAGGACTCATTTACTTTTTACTCGCACTAAATATGATATCACTCTTAGAGTATACACACAATGAGCAAGAAACGCAAGCCGAGCCCTGCTTAGAAATAAGTGGAATCTGTTTATTATTTTCAGGACACTTAGCACCAGGTCTATTTGTTAATTCTTTCATGTCAGCCTGGCCAATAGCAAAATTCTTAGCAAGGTATGCAAGACGAATGCCATGATCGGTTTTAAGTCCAATACCAATAGACTTATTCTCACTGTCTGTTGAATAGTATAGTGATAGATTATCAATATTTTTAAGCATTACGGCTGCAGACTTAACACGTGTATATACCCAGAATTGAATATCAGGATTGTTAAGGATGACATGCTTCCATGCGAATGTATAAGTATCATTAAAGAAATCTCCGTCCCAGTGAATGCGGAAGAGTAGGGGTGCGTCTTTCTTTACACAGTCTGCACGAAAATCGTTAATCATATCAGTTAACAATTCTTCTATAGTATCATGGTCTGCGTCTTTGACTAGGTCCCAATTGTGTAGTAGGTTAGCCTTTACTCCTTTGAAGAGTTTTTCAAGTTTTCCTGCATAGCAAACGCTTTCACAAACACTAGTGGCACCAGGGCACGAGAAAGCCTTTCCAGCAGGTAGTCCAAATGTGTTAGCGATTGTTGCGGTTTTTCCATTAGGTGAGACGGCATTAGCGACCTTTCTGTCAAATGATCTTTTTAGTTTAGTAGTCAAGGCCTAGGCTCATTTCTAGTGCGATGTCTTCGTTATAGGTTGCAGACATTTCTTCAAGCAAGCAATGTGTGCACTTATCTTCATAGTCATCAACGGCATTTTCTTTGCATGAAGGGCAGGTTGTTGCGTAGTACTCATCTAGTGCGTAGTCGTTCATAGGGGGTCTCCTTTGTATTTCTTTAATTGTATCATTTCGGACTGACATTTCCTACGGTTATAGGATTTCTTTGAAGGCACGGCTGAGGCAGCATTAGAACGCCTTAGTTCCATGAGTCTGCGTAATTCTTCAGGTGTTTTCTTCATAAGTTAATCTTAGCAGACTTAGGGTAAAAATGTCAAATCTTGATCGTGTGATTAAAATCACAAAAAAATTTTCCCAGCCAAAAATTCTGGGAAAAAAAATGCTCCTTCTTAAAGAAATTATATATAGGTTACTCGTGAGTAGATTGAAGTTATCCACAGGTTATCCCCAGACACACCCGAACGGGGCGCCCATTTTTTTTCAGGGAATTTATTTATTAATCGTCATCATCTTCAATAAAAACATAAAACGGAATTGTATCAGTGTAACTATACAACACAACTTCTTTTTCACCAAACTCGTTTTGAGTTTCTACTGAATAGTTATCTCCTGTTGAATCACTTTCTAAATAAATAACTTCAACAATGTCATCATTAACTTTTATTAAATCGCCAATCATTAACTGGCTTGGTGTTAGATCATCAGCGTGTATTAAATCCATAGCAATCATTGTATCAGACATTTACTCTTCCTCATCTACTGGGTCAATGAACCATGATAAGTGGTGTTGGTCTACAATAGCATGAGCAGGGGCATGGCTCATACCCTTATAGAATACGCCTTCAGGCATAGCAATAAATCGGTCATAGTCCTCATCATAGTATGCGTCAATAGCGTCAATACAAGGCTGAACCATGCTTAGTGGTACGGGTGGATAGTGATTACCTTGTAAGTGATACGCTATCTGCGTTTCTAAATCTAATACGCTATCTGCTAATCCAATTGCTGTTACGCTTCCCATTATCGTGTTACCACCATTCCTGTTGTGTAGAAAGTTTTTGTGTGTAACTTACCTGAAGGTTCAGATAAATTAACTACTCTGTATTCCTTAGCGTCACCATAGTCAATAAAACTATTAAAGACATTTACTGCGTCAAGGGCATTAGAATAGCGTCCAACCCAAAGTGTATTGGTATCACTATCGTTGGTGCTAGTTACTGAGTATAGGTATTCGTTCATTAGTTATTCTCCTTAGTGATAAATAATTGGTGTGGATTACAATCGCAAGACTCTGTATCAAAGTCCTCTCCCTGTGCCCAAAATTGCCAACCCTGCCCGTAGCATTGTTCGCAATTCTCAATTTCTGTGTATAGTGTTTTCATCTTAGCCATTAGATAGCCCCTTCCTGAAATAAACCTATTTCTAGGTCTAGCAATTCTTTATCTGTTGCCTGAGACAAGTCTATCCAACCTGCCCCCTCATTGTCAATTCTAAAAATCTCTATGTATCCCATTACTAGTCTCCAATTCTTACTGCTAGGACACGATAAGTATCCTTTAAGTTAAGTGGTGCTGAGTAGTGGGGACGAACCTGAACAAGATAACTTTCGCAACCCTCATACCATACATCAGACTTTTCGGCTGAGATAATTTCTCCCTTTAGTGTGCGAGAGTGATAAGTTTTTCCTACAAGTAGGTTTTCTATTGTATAGACATTTGCTGACATTTGCCAACCTCTTTCTTTTTGTTGATAATTCTATCCTACCATAGGGGTCTGACATTTTCGGTTAGACACGCCGTAAGCGAATAGACTTTCTTTTATTTATTTTTTCTTACTATGTAAGTCTAGCCTATTAGACATAAATTATCAAGTTACTAGGGAGTAAGTCCAAATAGTGAGACGCTCAAGCCATGTGATAAAACTCACACAAGCAGGCCTGTGGATAACTTTGTGGACGACACGCCCGAACGGGGCGCCCCAAAAAATTGGGAGCAGTTTTAGATCTTGCTCAGGATTTTTTATTATCTCCAAATTAACTTTTTGTTAATTTTTTTGCAAGTAAACTTTTTTCCACCTGCTAATTTTGTAGCATTTAACTTTTTGCAAGCAGTTCCATTAACCAAATCTCTTTTTTCTTTCATAGCCTGTGCTTGTGCTTCTAGTATTCTTTTGTCGTTAATTTCTTTATCAACCTGTGCACACACAATGACAGCCTCTGCATGAGTCATTTTGTTTTTTGTTGTGTCATTAGTGCAGAACCAAGTTGGGGCTAACTTTTTAGCCAAATCTGCAGCATCTGCATCGGCTTTTGCCTTTGCTTCTGCTTCTTGCTTGGCTTTAAGTTCTGCATCAGCCTTTGCTTTTGCTTCTGCATCTGCTTTAGCCTTTGCTTCTGCATCAGCCTTTGCTTTAGCCTCTGCTTCTTGCTTAGCCTTTAGTTCTGCTTCTGCTTTTGCTTTAGCATCTGCTTCTGCTTTGGCTTTTGCATCTGCAATTGCTTTTGCTTCTGCCTGAGCCTTTGCTACTGCTTCAGCCTGTGCTTTTGCTACTGCATCTGTTTGTGCTTTTTCTGCAACATCATCTTTGTGAGTAACAAAATTCATTGGAAATGTTTGCACAACAGAAGCCTTGCCAGTACTTCTCCAAAACTCAATTTCTGTTTGTAGTCTAATAGGCAATTTTGCTTTATCAAAAGAGTACAATGTCCACTTAGTATTCTGAGCCCAAGTCTTTGGTGAATAGTGTGTGTCAATCCCTGAGTATGGTGTACTAAGTTCCTTGCTACTAATTTTAAAACCTTCTGCATCTATTAAATTAAAATGAAAACTAGCAACAGTTCCGTCTGAAACTAAAATTACAGAAAAAGGAATTTCTATTGTACGCCACCTAGAATTATAAGTTTCTGCAGGAAGTTCATAGGTTGTTGTTAGCACTGGTGTTACAAGTTGATAAGATGAACCATTCGCACTAGCAGACGAGATTGGAATAAGCAAAAGTGTTAAAATAAATGCTATTAGTTTTCTCATTATGCTATTTCCTTTTCTTTTACGCAAGCGTCATAGAATTTACTTTCATCAAATCTAGGATTGTCAGAAGCAAACCACTCACTGAATTCAAAAACTAATTGGTCAAAATCATTTGAGTCAATGTCATCAACAAATTTATTTAGAATTTTTGCAGTTTCTACATAGTCTTTTCGTGTCATCATTACGCAACCACCTTAAGAATTGCATAGGACCCGTTTTTGTTGATGTCCTCAATTGTTGGAAGTATTGCAGGCACTAGAAGGTCCTTTAGCATTCCTTCAAGCATAGCAATTAAATCTGCGTGAGGGATAGCAAGTGCTTGCTTAGCGATTGGATGTGTTTCGTCAAATTCTGTAACGAAGTTTAGAGAGTGTTTAATTTCTACCATTTTTTTAGTTTTCCTATTCTTAGTTTGAGTTAGTAAGTACACGAGTGCCACGAATTGTGCCACTAAGTCCGAGAGTATCGCAAGCGATTTTTACAGATACGCCAACGGGTAATTGTGTTGGGTATTGTGATACGAATTGAGCAACGGCACCTTTAGAGGCTAGGTTGATTTTTTTGACAGAACCATTAAAGGTTTCTAGTGTTACAGTGTAAGTCATTTAGTGACTTCCTTTCGTTTAATTGATAAGACTATCTTACCATTGGGGGCTGACATTTTGGCTACTTATTTGCTAAGGCTCATTGTGATTTGTATCACACTTATTTGCTTAGGCTCATTAGCCAATTTGTCCTTTATTTAGTTTTTCTTATGTAGTAAGACTATCAGAGAAACCCTGAAAAGTCAAATCGACACGCCGTCTATTTTGTGTGATTAGCGACACATTACGCAGGTTTCCCACGCAGTCACACGCTCACACTTTGAGCACTTAACATAGCCAAGCCATTCAGCCATTTGAGGGGTGTTTCCCTGTTCGAAAATTCTATTAGTCATTTTGACCCTTTCTAGTTTGAGAACCTTTCTCAACTTTCTTTATACTAGAAGTATAGCAGAAGAAACCCCAAAAGTCAAGTTTAGACACGCACAAAACGGACATTTTTGATGTGATTTGCGTCACAGGGGGGCGCCTTTTTTTGCAGGGAATTTATTTATTCCGTTACGAATAAATAAAACCCATAGAATAAACAGATCATAGAAAACCAAAATAAAGCATTACCATTTACAAAAAAGTCAATCATTTATTTCTCCATTACTTTTATAATTATGTCAAAATCTTTTTCTGAAAGTAGAACAGCAGCAGAACCCCAAAGCCCTGCTAACCATTGGTCACCATACTTTTCTTTAGCAAGGTTTATTGCTAATTCTCTTTTTTGGTCTTTATTCATTTAGAGACCTTCCAATCTGTCCACATTGGTAGACGTTCTGGGTCAGTATCGTTATACCAACGCTCAATGTTTTGTTCACAATCTTGGCAGAAAGTGAATTGCTCATCTCCTACATTTGAGATAGCAGATTTCATAGGGTTGTGCTCTACGCACTTTTTATTTTCTAATGTTATCATTTTTGACAACCTTTCTTTTTTTGTTAGTTAATTTTATTTTATTAAGTTTTTTATTTATCTAATTACTTAGATTTTGGAAGTGAACGACCACAGCGACTATGGTAGCATTTTGTACCATACTTGTCACCTTCTGGTGTACACATTTCGTGAATTGTAGCAGGTGCTAAAACAACCTGACCACATTGGCAGGTATTCATTAAACCTGCTGGGTAATCGCTAACTGTAGCGAAACCTTGACCGAAAATACTGTTTGACATTTTATTGTCCTTTCTAGTTCAGAAACCTTTTCTGACTTTCTTTATACTAGTAAGTATAACAGGTACCACTGACAAATACGAGGGTATAAAAGGGATAAATCGGACATTGTGATGTACCACACATGTGATCTACACCACAGGGGGCGCTATATAGGGGGGTGCCTATATAGGGGGCTGTATATGGGGTACCTGTATAGGGCGGCCCCATGTGATGGACATCACACACGACACGCCGTGTTAGGACTTGACTTTTAGGGGTAGATGTGTTATTATACTAGTATAAGAAAAATTAAATAGAGTTAATTAAGGTCAATGAGCCTAGCAAATAAGATAACGAATTGTTATATGAGCCTAGCGAATAAGTGACCTAAATCACACCCACAGCCCTTGATTTTTCAGGGGATAAATGCTAAGATTATTACATACAAAAAGAAAGGTGGTCAAAATGACTACATTAACAAATCAATACAAGGGTCTATCACTAGACCAAAAAATCGCTATTGCTGCTCAAATGGTAGTAGATGGAAAAACAGTATCTTTTAGAGGTGCTAGTGCAGATACCTATAACAAGGTTATGCTACTTGCTAATAGAATTAAGCAAGAATTAGAATTCCCCCTATGCCCATGTGAGGAGTGTAACTAATGAACCCTTTTACATATGTACAAGATTGGCTAGATGAAAATGCTGATTATGCCCCTATAGGTGCTTTTATTGGTTTAGGTATAGCCATAGTACTAGCCTTTATTTTAGGGGGTAACTAATGAGCCTACCCCTTATTATCCTAGCCTTGTCAGTGCTAGGTACTATACTAGTACTTATCCCTACTATACTAGATAAGAGTGAATACTAATGCACATATACCTATGCTCACAATGTAGTACCCTAGCAGTGGTAACCCTCAAGGGTAAACAAATAACAATTAACCCATGTCAATGCACAAAAGAAAAGAGATAAACAAATGACAACATGCAAAGTAATTAACTGTGAATCAACAGAGTTAGTATATAGTGGAACAGATGCCTTTATGTTAGGCATTAACACAGAGACCTATTGCTATAAGTGTGCTAATGCATATGCACAAATAGATAGGGCTATGACTAAGGTACGAGAAGAGTACCTTGCCTCAGTATCAACACTAACTACATCAGACTAAGGGAGTTTTATATTGCTAGATTTTTTAACTACACCATTTGATTGGTTTGCTAATATAGTACAGTACTCACTTATATTTATGGCTATTATTATATTAGTTTTAACTATAGGTGCAGTCGTTGCGATTCCTATTGGATTAAAACTATTAGGTGTTGCATTTGCTAAAACTATTGTAGTAGAAACATCTAAAATAGTTAAAGATTTAGGTATTGCTAACATAGATTTGAAACAGTCAAAAGATACTCAAAAGATGAAAGCCTACCTAGATCGCAAGGTGGTACCTATACTAAGTAAATCGAGTTAGGCGTACGGGTGCCAATCATTTGGTGCCTACTAGTACTAACTAGATAATTAGTCTACGCTGAGAGAGGTAGTGAGTTATGTGCTCACTATCTTTTTTGGTCTTTCTTTCTAAATACATGTATCATACATCTGGACAAAATATTCAGATTTTAGCCTATTTGGGTTTTACAAAATTATTCAGAATTGTGATATAATGGATTCATGACAGAATCAACCTATGATGGCCCAATGTGTTGCGATGCATGCACATGCACAACATCTCACAGTTCAAAGCCAGCAACAGCAATAGTAGAGCCACCAGTAGCAGAGTAATATGGGAATCCTAGACAATTTCGAAAATGCCTGGGATGTAGATTTTCAATTTGAATCTAAGCCTATGCCATCTACTGATAATATGGGAAGACCAACCGAAGAGCCAAACCTGGCTGTAAAATTATTTTCAGAAACCTGCTGCACGAATTGTAGTTGCAAAAATGGATAGCGATCAACAACAACTAAGTCCAGAACAAGCACAAGCAATTCTACTTTTTCAGATTGAACAGAAATTAAGGTTTGCTATTGCAAACCAAGTAGAGCAAAAATTTCACGGTACTTATCATGGCGCATCACACGATATAGCCAATTACATACGTAATAGTGCTTAGTCTTGAACTAATTCCCACATACGTATATCAACAAACCCATAACGAGATAGATCTGCTAACTCTTCAGTGTCTGCTTCAATAACAAGTCGCACATTGGACTCAATGTCAAAACCTGGTTTGTACTCTGTCTTGGCATTCTCCAAATAAGCCTCTTCAATTTTTTCGAGAATCGGACGATACTGATACTTAGCCAATTACTTTGGCCTCTTGTAACTTATCGTAAATATTTCCCATCATAAACACAAGGCTTGGCTGACTCTGGTCAATCTGTGCCTTTAGTGCGGTTTCTTCCAAACCAGCCTGTAGACCCAATGCTAGGTTATCTCCATTAATGCTGGCCATCATAATTTGTACTGCTTCGTCTTTTGTCATACCCATTCCTTTTCTTGGTCGTAAGTTACAGAGTACTCCCCTGTAAAAATCTCTGCATAAGAGATGATATCTCTATTATACCGTATAACGGTTTCTTTGCCAACTTTATCGCATACATACTTCATACCCTGGACTAATGGCTCAAACTTCATCTCCTGCCCTGCTAGGGCATTATTTAGGGTATCCAGGTAACGTTCCTTGCCATAACGTTTAGATACAAATGCTTGATCAACATAATCAAACCTTGCTTGTGCATCATTCTTTCTTGCAATGTCCGAATTGTCTATTATGTACCTTGTTGCAAAATGATCCATCCGTGTAGACCAGTTTCGCATGTTATCGCTGTACTTCTCCATGTTCTTGAGAGTTGAGTCAGCGAAAGCCATGCGTATAAGGTCTTGTTCGGACAGATCAGCCTCTATTGCGAACGAAATCAAAAAAGCGGTTGCGAAGGGAAACTTGTCGCTATATGTCGAGACATTAAAATGAACATTTGGATTGAACGACTCGACTGACATATTGTCATCTATTAAACGCATATGATTTCCGAGAGATACAAACTCTTGTCGATTCATATCACAGTCCACGAATAAGCATTCCTCTGGGTTGATCCCGTCGGCGAGACATAAAAGATTCTTGTCATATGAACCTACTATTTTCGAACCGTTAAAACGCTCTAGTAATTTTGCGGACATAAAACCATCCATGTCGGGAGATATAATTAAATTCTTAGAATGCTCCAGCGTATTGAGTATGTCTGTTTTCATTTAGTATAAACGTCCCTTATAATAATGTCATGACTGTGCAAGACTGGGCTTCCCTAATCGTAGCCATACTTACAATTGTATCATCAATAGCATTTGGAATCAAGTGGCTTGTTAAACATTATCTAAGCGAACTTAAGCCAAATTCTGGATCATCACTAAAAGATCAAATGTCAAGATTAGAGTTGGCTGTTCAAGAACAAAAAATTAATTCCGAAGAATCACGAGATCGCCAAGAAAGAAAACTTGACGACTTGTATAGAATTCTAATTCAGCATATTTCTGACTCTAAGAAATAATTTGCTATATACTATATATAAAGATAGTTTTTAAAACTATAAAGATAGTTCTTTTTTCTTATATATTTAAAGTATACACTATCCCTAACCTGGCTAAAATAGACTTATGGTAACAAATCGGACATTGACTATTATAACAATTTGATAACTTTAAATATCATGTCCGTTTTGTCTATTATGGTATAATTTATTGTTGGCTAATACCTTGGTTTGTCCTATACCCACCGACCATGGTATTAGTCAATTTTTATGGTATAATCACAGTATGCCTAACCACTCTTCTCTTGCTTTTGGTGCCGATCCAGTCACTATGCAATGGAGCGTTGTTAGAGGAGATACTGGAACTCTGAGAGTAGAGTTTTATGAAGATAATGAAGTAGATTATTACAATACTGATGGATGGATTTTTAGAGCAACTGCTTATGACCAGTCTGGCAACGTTTTAGATGCCCTGGACTGTGAGCCTGGAGAAGGTTTTGTTGATATTACAGCCTACCCTTCAGTTACAAAAAACTGGGGATTAAAATATTCATCAGTCGTGGCTCAGTTGCCATTTGATTTACAAGTAATAATTCCACAAGAGATTGAAGACACTGTTTGGACTCCTGTTATTGGAACCATTCAAGTATTAGGCGATGTTACACCAGGGGGTACACTATAATGGCAGTTATTAAGATTGTTCCAATGCCAGGCGCAGTTGGAGACAAGGGAGACGAAGGAGCCGTAGGCCCTCAAGGTCCACAAGGAGCACAAGGTTTACAGGGACCCGCAGGTGCTGACGCACTATGGTCTTACAATGGTGAATACAACCCAGGTGCAGGATATGCAGTTGGAGATGTTGTAACATACGAAGGACAACTTTGGTATCGCAAGCATCCTAATGGTGGAAACGTTGGAGACACACCATCAGAAGGATTTATTTGGGATTTACTTGCAGCAAAAGGTGCAGATGCTGAACTACCAATTGGTGTTAACTCATCCTTTACTATTGGAAATCAAACTTTTAATATTGTAAATGGAATTATTACATCTATTGATGTAAACATTCAAGCATAATAACGTGAGATAATAACTCCATGGCTGTTTCTAAATCTATGGATTTTCCAGGTGCAAAAAAATCTTCTTATGCTGCACAAGTAGAACAAAGTCAAGCATCTCCTACTGTGGATAATGCTCTTTCATTTCTTCCAGTCCCTGGCCCAGTAGGACCACAGGGACCCGCAGGTAGAGACGGTAGAGATGGAAAAGAAGGACCTGAAGGACCAGAAGGAAAGCCAGGACAAAAGGGTGATAAAGGTCCAGCAGGAAAAGATGGAGCAAGTTCTTTATCTTCTTCAGGACAACAAGCAGGATGGGCATCATACACAAACACTATTGACAAACCAACAAAACTCGGAGTATCTCAAGGAAACGATGGATGGGTAACTCTACTATTAGATACAAAAGACAAATCCCAAAATGAAACATACCTTCCAAAAGGATGCACTAGCCTTTGGAATAGTCATCAAAGAGCCCTAAACTTCCACGGTATAAACGAAGGATCCCAAGTATTCCTAACATATAACTTTGAACTAACTACCTATACGGCTAACACCGAGGTTTGGCTAAGGACATATTTTGCAAGTAAGGATCAGGAGTTTGTGCAGTTTGTAGGATCTCTTAAGTATCAAAATGTCTACAACCTTTCAGTTACTCAAAATATATTTATCGAAGACAAGGCTATGTGGGGCAACGGAGCAGTGCCTCAAATTAGAACAGACTTTGATGCCTCCGTAATCTTCAATTCTGTCTACGTCAGCGTGGTATAATAAAACCATGGCATTTCCAGCAACCTATGACTTTAACTACTATAAGGGTGATACCTTTGAGTTTAAGATCTACCCGAAAAAGAACGATGGAACGGTTTTTGATTTACGCCATTACGATGCCCCAACAAGTTTTGCTAATGATCCAGATTATGTAAATGCTTTGGCTTCAACATATGATAGTGCTCAATTTACAATTGCTACTGCTAGAGGACCAATATCCACTGCTCCAGGAGTTCAACAGCCAATAAGATGCTTTGCAAGAATATCAGAAGATGGCACAAATGTTTCTTGTGCAATAAGACCAACAGATGCAGAAACTCTTATTGCTGGAACAGAGTATGTGTATGACGTTGAAGTTAAAAAGCCAGCAGGTTTGCCAGGCAGTGGTCAATACGAAGTTGTTCAAACACTACTTACTGGCAAAATAACAGTTACAGATCAAGTAACTGGTGCTAATGATGGAACTAGAGGATCTTTATCAGATTACAATATTCTAGGACTAACAGTTCCAGTTACATGTGCAGAACCAGACACGTCAGTTATTGGAACAGCAGAATATTTTGGAACAGTTAGATGGTTTGAGCCAAACGGTACAACTCTATTACCAACTACAGATTACACATTTGGACCAGACAAAGCATACAAGGCAGAAATAACTATAACACCTAGAGCGCCATATAGGATTCTTGGAACACCTGCTAATAAGTTTTCAGTAGAGGGTGCAGATATTGCAGAAAATCCTGAATATACAACAGAGCCAATTAGCGGGGCAGTAGTAATTGCAACATTTCCGAAGACAGCAAAACCAGTTTCACTCTTAGCAATAAATGGTGTAACTCCTCCAGTTACTGGTATTGCTCCAAATACATCTGTTCCAGAAACAGCACAGTATTCAGTTACTTTATCGTGGAAAGAAAAATCTTTAACTGATCCAGTTACTTATGAAAACTTTACTGGAACATTTAAACCATCTAGAACATATGTAGCACAAATATTATTAACACCTAAAACTGGATATACTCTTTGTACAGGAATTTCAGCATCACCTGAACCAGGTTCTTTCTCTGTTACAGGTGCTTTAAATTACACAAATAGCGAAAACTCAGGAATCATTATTGCAGAATTTCCTGTAACAGGAGCATAATGGCAGACATCCTTTTATCAAATGACGACCTAACAGTCTTTGGTGGACCAGAAACAGTTAGTCTTGATTTAGATATAGGACCACAGGGTGATCGTGGAAGCATTATCCTAGCATCAAATGGCAACCCACAAGATGCTAACGTAAATGCTGCAATTGTTCAAAGCCTTCAGGCATTAGATATTGCAATTGACATTCAGCCAGCATCTGAAACATACAAAACAGTTTTTCAAAGAGTAGCAACAGCGACTGGAACACAATGGACGACAATGTTCAACCTAAAAACAAACTACTACTCTTCAATTAAAGAGGAAGTTGCTGTTGATGGAACACTAGAAATAACACCAATAAACGTTTACGATATTTATGGAGATTCTGGAGAAACCGCAGCAACATCAAATGCCTTTAATGTCCAGTACTCAATATCCTCACCAGATTCTTCTGGTCCTTTAGCAACAACTCTTATAGTAAAGCCACTAATAACCAGTCAAGGCTTTTTGGCACTACCACTTGAAATAAAGGGTGTAGAATATATTGATGACGCTTGGCAGCCTATGGCTGGTCCAAAGCGTGTTCATTTATTTATTACGGTGGTATAATGACAAGAGGTGATTTATAGTGGCAGCAGAAAATATTGACAAAACCCCTACGGGTACTGGGCCGTTCAACACCAAAATGCCAGGACTCGGAGATCCAGCCGATATTCAAGCAGCATTAAGACTTTACCACTATGGATCAGACACTTATGATGCAGCAGCAACAGAACCAGGCCCTCTTCCAATCCCCTCAATTGCAAACCACCTTAAAACTCTTACAGATGCAATCGCTGCTGAAACAGCAGCACGTGTTGCTCATCAAAACAAGACAACAGATGTCCACGGTATAGCAAATACTGCAAATCTAGCATCACAGGCATATGTTATTAACGCTCTCGAAGGTGCTACAGCAGAGTATCCAAACCTTGCAGGAGATGGTCTTGAATGGAACGGTATTGATGAAAGATTTGATCTTGATCCATCTCTACTAAATAATAATACTGTAGTAATTAAGACAACTGGATTTACTTTAAGTGCCCTGGATGTTAATAAGACAATTTTACTACAAGCATCATCTCCAATGAATTTAACTATCCCGCTAAATTCTTCTGTTAGCATCCCAGTTGGATATAAGTACAATCTGGTTGAGGCTGGTTCAGCAAAAACAACTTTTGTTCCAGCATCTGGAGTAACAGTGGGTAGCAAAAACTCACAACTATTTTTAGATGGACAATATAGCAGAGGAACTCTTGTAAAAATTGCAACAGATTCTTGGATTTTGTATGGTGATGTTTATGAAGGCGTTGCAGTACCTACTCCTACACCAGTTGCACCAACCCCTGTAGCACCAACCCCAGTTGCACCTACACCTGTAGCACCAACACCTGTTGCTCCTACTCCTGTAGCACCAACCCCAGTAGCACCAGCACCACCTGTAACACCAGTCCCTCCATTCTTCCCATTCTTCCCTCCATTCTTCCCACCATTCTTCCCACCATACTTTGCTCCTATCCCTATCCCTGTTCCAACTCCAATACCATCAACAACTTATTATGCAAAATTCTGTTCAAATGGTAGTGTAATTGGAAACAATACTGGAGCATCTTGTGCAGAGATAGAGGCTCTCGCACTTCAGGCTTATCCAAATTTAACTAATTTTGTATGTCAAGCAAATTCTGCTCCATCAGATCCAACATGCACAGTTACACCTGTAACACCTATACCAGTTACTCCAACACCAGTTCCTGTACCAACACCTGTACCTACAAATCAATGGTATTGCTCTACAAGAGAAAACGATGGAACTACTGCTAATTACACAAGCGACACCAATAATACTAGTTGCAATAACGTGGCTGCAACAGTATGTGTTTATGGACCAGAAGGAACATCTTACCCAGCATTACCAGCATTTCCATGTGATGGAACACCTACTCCTGTAGCACCAACCCCTGTTGCTCCTACTCCTGTAGCACCAACTCCTGTAAACCCTTGTAACCCAGACTGGAGTTTAATTCCTCAGTCACAATGTGCTGAATGTGGATTAGTATGGAGCCAAGAGTTTGGTGAATGTATTAGCGTATCACCTACCCCAGTTGCACCTACACCTGTAGCACCTACACCTGTTGCTCCAACACCAGTTGCTCCTACACCAGTAGCACCTGTTAATGTTTGTGCAGATCCTTCAATCCTTACACAAGGACAGTGCCAGGGCTGCGGATACTACTGGTCACCAACATTTGGAGAGTGTTCTTCAACTCCATGGAATACACCTACCCCAGTTGCTCCAACACCAGTTGCCCCTACACCTGTAGCACCAACACCAGTTGCTCCAACACCAGTTGCTCCAACACCAGTTGCTCCTACACCTGTAGCACCTACACCAGTAGCACCTGTTAACATTTGTGCAGATCCATCAATTCTTAATCAGTCACAATGCCAGAGTTGTGGATATTACTACAGCACAGAGTTTGGAGAGTGTTCATCAACTCCATGGAATACACCTACACCTGTAGCACCACCATTCTTCCCACCGTTCTTCCCACCGTTCTTCCCATTCTTCCCACCGTTCTTCCCACCATTCTTTGCACCTACACCAGTTGCACCTACACCAGTTGCACCTACACCAGTAGCACCAACCCCAGTAGCACCTACTCCTGTAGCGCCAACACCTGTCGCACCAACCCCAGTAGCACCTACTCCTGTAGCACCAACACCAACAGGAGGATGTACTGGATGTATCAGAAATTATTGCTATGAGCCTTGCCCATCATGTTGTAATGGCGATTGCGGATGCTAGTCTATAGTGTATAATAGAATAAAACAACTATAGAAGGAGATATAAATGTCAGAAGAACTAACTCCTTGGCAAAAATATAAACAAAATTTGGGAGAAACTAGGCCTTGGGACATTGTAAACCCCTCAACAGAGTGGGCTACTGCCGAGGTAGCAGAAGAAAGATACTCTATCTGTAAAGCATGTCCAGAACTAATTAAATTAACAAAACAATGCAAAAAGTGCGGATGTTTTATGATAGCCAAAACAAAACTACAAGTGGCAGTATGTCCATTAGGGAAGTGGTAACATGGAAAAGGTATTTTGGGAAAACGATAAAGGAATAATTTTTAATAAATATAGGGCTATAGAAAGAACCGAAATTGCACCAGGAATCATGGCTTATGAAAATGTAATTCCTGAAGATATTTTTAAAACTTTTGTTTTTGACCTTGAAGAAGGTATGTTGTCAGCAAAAATAGAATGGCAAGCAGCACGGGTAAAAACTGGAATCGGGGATGCTGTAGAGACAAATGTGAATACAGAGTCAAGAGACACACAAACCATCAGTATTCCATATTCAGAAACAGAAAAAGATGATTACTCAAGTGTAAGTTCAACATTCTATACCTCTATGGCTAATCTTTTTTTAGAAAACTTGGTTTCTATAGAAAACAATTATCAAAATAATTATGGAATATCCTGCTCCTGGCATGACTCTTATCAAATTTTAAAATATGGGGTAGGTCAAAAATTTACAAATCACATAGATGATCATCCAGATTACCATAGAAGAGTGTCAACTTTGTATTATCTTAACGATAACTATTCTGGAGGAGAATTAAATTTTCCAAGATTTAATCTTTCTTTTAAGCCTAAAGCAAATCAGATGATAGTTTTCCCATCAACTTATGTATACAACCATTCTGTGTCTCCAGTAACTGAGGGAGAAAGGTATGCAGTCGTTAGTTGGTTAAGATGATAGAGCCAATACTAGTAGATAGTTTGTTAAGCGATGAGGATTACTCAAGACTTTTACAATCTTTAGATAATCCTAAGAGTTTTGGCTTTGACCCTGGATTTAGCAGGTACTGTATTGGAGATGGTGGACTACCAATTTTAGGAGAGTTGGCAGACAAACTAACAGAAACTGCCAGAGAAATATTTAATAGTGAAACACTTCTTCCAACATATACCCTATTTGCACATTATGAGGGTCAAGATCCCGAACCAAGTCTTTATAAGCACAAAGATGATAATGCATGTACCTACACTCTAGATATGTGTGTTTATCAGAATGAGCCGTGGGACCTTTTTGTTGAGGACAAGGCATATACTCTTTATAAAAATCAGGCACTTGCGTACTACGGTAATGATCAAATGCACTGGCGTGAAAAATTTCCTAACCCAGAAACTAATCATGTTGCTATGATTTTCTTTCACTTTGCTGAGCCAGACCATTGGTGGTTTACCAAGGGAGTAGAATATCTTCAGGTGGTAAGAGGGCAAATAACAGAAGAGCAATGGGAACTTCAAAATGAAAACAAATAAGGGAAATGTAGTTGTTGTAAATAACTTCTTTAATCAAGACTACTCCTGGAACAATTTTATTAATTCTATTAATGATGCGTATGATCTAAGCAATCCAAAGAACGGAATAGTTTTTGGTAAAGAGGTTATCGGAAATATAAACTTTTTTCAGAAACTAACATTGACTCTAGAAAACATTAATGAGAAAAATTTTCCAGGGGTTGAAGATAAAGCAAACAAACTAACACAGTTACACCAAGAGTTATCAAAGCCTAGCAAATGCATTGGATATTTTGGGGCAGTAAGTTTTACAACTAAAGAGCCCACAACAAGTAAGCACAATGACCCCATAGATGTCATTTATGCTCAGTTTGTTGGCTCTGCCACATGGACAATATTTGATGAAGACGAGTCTGAGGTGCATACACTTAATCCAGGAGATGTTATTTATGTTCCAAAAACTGTTATGCATGAAGTAACATCTTTAACTCCAAGAGCAGCCATATCTTTTATGTTTGGAGATTTAGAGTGAAAAATGGAATAGTGGTTTCTATGGTTCTTGATGAAAAGATAAGCATTGAGCACAACCATATGTATAAGCAGTTGTCTCATTCACTAAATACTTTGAGAAAAATAAACAAAGACATAAGTGTAAAAATTTACTATTCTCATAAGCCTGGATTGCCAGATAGCCATTCTGTTTATTTTCCAGAAGATCCAAACACAGAGTTTATACATTTTGATAATATTATAAGTTTAGATTGGCACTCAGGATTTTGGAGTGCAGGAGTGGTTGAGCATAGGTGGGTTAATGCTTTTAGAGGCCTAGAAGATTTTGATTTTGATAATATTATTAATATGGACACAGATACTGAGTTTTTTAGAGATCCAGAAGAACTTTTTGAAAAATATGGAAATACAGAGTTTCTTTGGAGCAGAGAAGATACCTGTGATGACCTAACTAAAACATTAAAGATATACCCTGCTATAAATGATGGAATAACAGTTATTAGTAAAAATATTTTAAAGCACAAAAACATGTGTCTATCATCAATGAAACAATATATTAACTACACTTTAGAAAAATATAAAACACTTCTTTCTGAAAAAGACTACTATCAATTACCCTGGGTAATAATTCAATATTCGGTATTTGACTATTTTAGTTCAAGGAATCTTCATAGATACTTCGACAAAGATGATGTTTTAATGCATGTTGAAGACAAAAAAGACACACATGTTGTTCGTCATTATTTTTCTTCAAACTCCTCAAAGTTCCTTCCAGTATGGCTGGGAGGCACACAGTAAGTTTTAACATAAAAATACCCCCAAGGATTTCTCCAAGGGGGTATTCTTTTTTATGTATTACTTAGGAAATTTAGCCATCCAGTATTTGGTTCTTGGAGTGATGCCCTTCCATGAGGACCAATCATCTCCACCGTTTGTCATATAGTATGCAATCTCTGCATTCTTGACGGGATTGAATAACTCAGCATTTGAGTCAAGATCAAACTTGGTTCTACGATCAGGACCAAGAGCATCAATCATATTAATTTGGAACATACCATAAGACGAGTCGCCAGTCTTGTGATTGCCATTAAAGGCCAATGGTCGTCCATTAGATTCTTTCTTTGCTACTGCCCAAGCCACAACAAGGTCTTTGCCCTTGAAGCCTACTAGCGAAAGCAGTTCTTTTAGTTCTAAATCAGTCAGAGAAACCTTATTCTCAAAACTCTCTAACTTTTTTGCCTTAGAAACCAAAAAAACCTCTTTCGAGGTGGTTTCCGATGTCTGAGCCTGTTCAAGGCTAAGATTGTTCTTAGTATCAAGACCTGAATCAGCATTGGCTCCGTTCGACAAAACAGTTACTAATGCTACGATACTGAGTGTGCTAATGATCTCTTTGTTTCTTTCGATAAATTTAATCATAGTTTCCTCCTTAGAAAACAATAACACCTTGGTAGGTGTTACTACCAAGTATATCATGAGATTTTTCAAAAAGCAACTTCAGAGGGTGGTATAATAAAGATTATGCCACAATATGCATCTAACTATCCTACTTCGCTTTCATACCCTATTGCCTCAGATCCCGTCAATGTACACGGAGATTTCAAGGTATTGGTAGATGCGCTAAATAATATTCTTCCCCCATTAGGATACGGAGCAGCATATATTGATGTTAGAAATACCACAAACGCAGCAATTTCTCAGGGTACTCCAGTTTTTATTAGCGGAAGTGTTTCTGGAAAATCATTAGTTGAAAAATATAATCCATCAAGTGTTTCCCATAATCCAGATGTTCCAATTCTTGGTTTGGTGAAAAATGATATTGCAACAAATACCAACGGTCTTGTTATTGTCTCTGGAGTTATTCAAATGAACACAACAGACTTAGGGCCTGCTGGAACAAAAATTTATGTAGACAATAATGGAACTCTTGTTGCAGGTCGTCCATCTACTGGACCAGCAAGATATATAGCAGTCGTTGCAATTCAAGCAACCCTTGCACTTGGAGGAATGTTAATTGTTCAAACAAAAGGCAACGGTACTTGGGGAGCACTCAAAGACGGATTGTCGTGATATAATAACATTATGGCTACCTTCAGAAATCAACCCACAGACTCTTATGCGCTAGGTTCAGCACCACCAGAAATTCGTTGGACTGTTGTTCGTGGAGATTCTGCAGCATTTCGTGTTTATGTAACCAATGATGCTAGAGAGCCACTTCTTCTTGATGATTGGGAAGTTGCTATGGATATTTATCGTCCTTCAACTGATGAGGTTGTTGTTTCTTTATCCCCTGAGCCAATTGAGTTTCAGGACACAGAAGGAAGTTTTACTGTAAACCTTACATCCTCTCAATCAGAACTTCTTGAGACAGGAGATATCTTCGACATCCAACTCACAGAACTTCTATCAGAAGGCAGAGTTTGGACGGTAGCCAAAGGGTCAATGGTTATCCTTGAAGATGTAACGCAGTAATGCCAACAAACCTAACCCCACTATCACAAGAGTTTTACAGAACAACCCATAGGCTTGCTCATACACAGATTCAAGATCTTGATGTCAAAAGAATAAAGATCGATCACTTCCAGCCAAAGGCTAGGGTTCAAGAGGTTTTGCCGTTTAGAGTTCAGTTTATAAATGTAAGTGTGTTTGGATACTCTAAAACAAATCCACCTCCAATTCCTCTTCAAGTTATTGGTTATAGTAACTATATTCTTTAATAGTACTATTAAAAGGGATGATATAATCACTACATGGCCAAAGTATCAATTCCATCAGTTAAGGCTCTATTCCAAACAGGAGATAGACCTACTCAAGAAAACTATGAAGATTTAATCGATACCGCAACTGCTCAGTCAACAGACTTGGGCTCTGCAGGTAATAATGAAAATACAATCACTGGTATTGAAAACGTAACTGTTGTTGATAACTTTGATGCTACAGTTTGGCGTATGGTCAAGTATATTGTTTCAATATCAAAGACCACTGCAGGGGACAACAAGTTCTATGCAACCGAACTTACAATTCTCGTTGACGGTACAAATGTAAATGTCAGCGAATACGGAACAATCGACAATGATGGGAATATTGGCACCATTAATGTCTCTCGCACTGGAAATACCGTGGCCTTAACAGTCACTCCAGACCAAGCGATCAAGCCAGTCACAGTTCGTTTCGCACGAATTGGACTTAAGGCATAATAAAAGGAGATATAAAAAATGGCAACAGTAAATAAAGATTTTAAGATTAAGAGTGGACTCGTCGTTGAAGGCCTACAAGGTACAATCAACGGTGAGGTAATTCTTACAGAAAATGCAGGAGATCAATACATTCTTGATTTGATTGGTGGAGAAACACTAGTCAAGTCAGTATCAAACCAGTTTGATGTTTCAGCAGGTGGAGAACTTTCACTTGATCGTACAGTAGTAGATGCTTATTATGATGAAGCAGGTTCAGCAGATGCAGCAGAAGCAGCAGCAAACTCTTACACAGATGGAAGAGAAGCAGCAATTACAACTGCTTACGAAGCATACGCTGATCAAGCAGAAGTAGATGCTAAAGCATATACAGATACTCGTGAGACAGCAATTACAACTGCTTACGAAGCATACGCTGACACAGCAGAGCAAGATGCTAAAGACTACGCAGATGACTTGATCAATGATGCATCAAACCTTTCAACAGAGGTTTGGTCAGCATACAAGACAGCAACAGAAATTAGCGTTGCTCAGACAGCAGCAGAGGCTTACACAGACACTCGTGAAACTGCAATCACAACTGCTTACGAGGCATACGCTGACCAAGCAGAGGTAGATGCTAAGGCTTACACAGACACTGAAATTGCAGCACTTGTAGATTCAGCACCAGCACTTCTTGATACACTCAATGAGTTGGCAGCAGCAATTGGAGATAATCCAAACTATGCAACAGACCTTGCTACATCAGTAGGAACAAAGGTTTCAAAGGCTGGCGACACAATGACAGGTGCTTTGACACTTTCAGGTGCACCAACAAGCAACCTACATGCAGCAACAAAGGCATATGTTGATTCAGCAGAATCAAATGCAATTTCAACAGCATCATCAGATGCTACCTCAAAGGCTAATGCAGCACAGGCTGCAGCAGAGGCTACAGCATCATCGGATGCTACCTCAAAGGCTAACGCTGCACAAGCAGCAGCAGAAGCAACTGCCTCAGCAGATGCAACTTCAAAGGCAAATGCAGCAGAAGCAGCAGCAATCGCACACGCAGATGCACTTACAACAGACGATGTAGCAGAAGGAACAACACAGTACTTCACAGATGCTCGTGCTAAGTCTTCAGCAGCAAGTCTTTTGACTGGTGCTTCACTTACAAACATTACAATCACAGGAACAGGTGCAGGACTTACTATTACCGCAGAAAACGGTGTAGCAGATTCTACAACAACTGATCTTGCAGAAGGTACAAACCTTTACTTTACAGATGCTCGTGCTCGTACTGCAGTAGATGGAACAAATCGTTCATTTACTTCAGTTGAGTTAAACTCAGTTGCTAAGCAGGTCGCAGCAACACTTTCAGCACCAACAGCAGGAATTCAAGTAGCACACGCCTTCGCAAAGGCTGACTACCGTTCAGCAGAATACCTTGTAAAGGTTGCCTACGGAACACATACTGAAATATCAAAGGTCCTTTTGACACTTGACTCTTCA